GTTGGTGATCTCGTATCGAATAGGCAGGATGGCCGTGGTCATGTAAACGCCGGCATTGACGTTAGCGTTATGAAACGTATGCGCCACGATAAGCTGGCCATTGATCACGAAGCCACAGCGCACGGAACCAACGCCAAGCCACTCAAAATCCTGCCACAGTATCTGTGATTTGGTCAGGTCCAGCGTAATCTCGCTGGCGCCATTACCGTCAAAGGTATCACCGTTCCAGCTGGACTGGGCTATTCTCGTGTCTACCGCAGAGCCAGAGGTATAGGTCCGCATCACCAGATAAACCGTGTCGTCGTCCTGCTCAAGAAATACACCGTTTTCGCTAGAAAAGTAACCTACCCGCTGCCTGAGGTTAGTTTTAGCCTCATCAAACACAAAGGTGTTCATGACCAGCAGGCTTTTACCGGGCTGATATGGGAAAACTCGCTTGGTTTGACGGATTACCTCGTCCCCAGAGGCGGTGCCGACATCAAGCTCCGTGGTGCTTGCATTAGCGTCATAGGTTGTTGAGCCGCCACCACTGGTGGACGTGTCAAAGTTACCCGAGTCCTGATAACGGCTCTGGCTGTCGAATAACGTAAAAGGAGGGCTTACTCTGGTACGGCCAAAAGCATCAGCGGCGGGACCGGAAGGGTATACTGGGGTTGGTCCTGTCACGTCTTCCTCTCCTCCTCTGCTCTCGAACCAAGAGATTGCCGCCAGTGAGTTCTCGCTCGTAATTGGCGTGTAAGTGTTGTTGAGCTGAAACACAATCTGTTCCAGCGATCTGACCAGCTGGTTGAACTGCTCAGGATTGTATTCGCCTGTAGCCGCGTTGGGCAGACGAACATTGGTAATTTTGCTCATCTGAGGCCATCCGGCTGGATATCCACGCGCAGCGTGCCGTAACGCCAGTCGGTGTTAAGCTCGTCGCTGGTAATTTTAAGCGATATCTGCCGCCCACGCGCTCGGGTGTCTACTTTCTCTGTTGTAGGTGAAATAGTGTAAGGGTCTAGCGAGCTGTTGGTCGCCGATGCTTGCGGATAGGCCCGCAGGAAAAGATTTACCGTCAGGTCACCCTGTTGGTCCTTGAAGTCCGGTATGAACTTCCGCATCAACATCATGTTATCCCCGTCTCCTATGTCAAAGTAGCCTGACGTGATAAACGCGGACAAAGGCTCACCATCGGCGTTGATACCTTTCTCATGTTGGTAAACTTGAGAGCGGCCTGCCGTCAGCCCGTAAATAGTGGTGATCGTGCTTTCTGTGCCATTTGGGTCGTAGTCAGCACCAAAGGGCTGGTCAAAGGCACCGTAATCGCGCCATGCGGTGCGGGATAGCGTCCCAATGGCCCATGTGTTTTCGACATAATTATAGGTCACGCAGCGATCAATGTAGTCACTTTCCTTACTGCAGTAGAACCACGTCACCTCGTTGAACTGACTGTTCAGACCGGCATATATTTTGTTCTTCTGGATAAGATTGATGTCCTCATACACGTAGTCCTGCACGGTAGACGGTAACTTCTTGACCGTACCGTCGAACACGTAAAAAGCCTCGATGCCCATCCAGAAAGCCACGCCATTCACGTCAATCGCAGCATGTGGTCCGGAGCAGCCGCAGTTGGCGCCCAGCTGGTTAAATCCAAAGGTATACGGAGGTCCGATAAACTGCATGCCATGTAGCGACGTGTCGGTGATTATCAATATCTGACCACGAGATCGGATAGCCGTCACAATCTCATTACCGTCAGTAAGTCGCTGACCACCCGCAGTATTGGTCGCACTTTCAACAAAGGTGTTGATGTCTTCTTGGTCCGAGAACCGAACAAACATCGGGTCCTGAGTTGAAGAGTCGCCTATAGTGGTCTCCGTGCCAAAAAGGACTAGATGCCTGTCTGGTGTAGAAACCAAGGCAAATTTGCTTTTTGTCGGAGCGTTGGTGACCTGAAAAGCGCGGCTGCTGACGCCTGCACTTAAATCCCAGCGGAAAGTCTTGCCGTCCTGCAGCTGACAGATAACATCTTCACCGAAGTTATCAAACTGCCATACCCGTGCAGAAAGGCTGATTCCTGTGACGCCTGATCTGGGTGTGCCCCATGTAGAAGCGCCCCAAGTACCAGTGCCCCAGCCAAAGTCGAAAAAGCTGATGTCAGAGCCGGTATTGATCTGATACTCACCCACAACAGAAGCACCGCCATTACCTGTATCTGACCCATCCGCATTGACTGGGGCAGTAATAGTATACGTGTCTGCGTTTAAGATTTCAGTGATCTCGTACTCGCTGTTCAGGATATCAGCAGTGATCTGGCCACCAAGGGAAACAGCGCCGGAAAAGGTAACAAAATCGCCGTCAAAAGCACCGTGAGAGGCGTCGGTGACCGTAATGATTGCAGAACCTGCAGATGCTGAGAAAGTAACGTCCCCGGCTGCAGTGGTTACTCGGATAGGTGTCACGTCATACCACGCGCCACCTGTGTTGATGTAGAGCTTCTTGTGCGTGCCAATCATGACATACGGAATGCCAGTCAAGCTCGTCCAAGTGAATATGTCAGAAGGTCTGCCTACAAGGTAGTTTGATGTGGTGTCAGTAAACTCTTCCCAGCCGCCTATTTTTTCAGGCAACCCATAACGGAAACGCACGTTGTCGCAATCGGTCCAGCCGCCTTCGGCACCGTACTCAGTGTTCTGTTTGTCGATACCGGGCGCCAACGCCAATCTGAAATAGGCCATCGCATTATTCCACGTATTCACCGGTTGCAATCATGTCTGTAAGCTCTAAAGCCCGACCACCGACCTGTTTTGCCCAGCGAGAATCTAAAAACTCAGTTGCAGCAGTTGCATAATCGGCCACTTCCATAGCAGCCAGTGCCTTCCTGAACCCTCTCAGGCGCGTTGCTCCGAGGTTAAAGGCAATATCGATCATAGCATCTTTTCGGACATCATCTAAGTCGTTAAACCATGCGTACTCTGCGGCTAACTCCTTGATTACTCTGGCAATATCATTTTCTAGGAGGAAATCTACCTCTTCGTCAGACAGCCCAATGCCGTTTTCTGGGTCTATATTACGCCCGATTCCCAGAGTCCAGTATCCGGCTGGGCACTTATACGCTACATGCCTGCCGCTAGTTTTGACCTCGCCTTCATGGCGTTTAAGCATTGAAATCAGCTTTTTCATCAACGAAACAACAGTATTAGTTGGATGAGGAACTTTATATCAGCTATCGCTTTTGTCTACGCCGTCGGCGTTTTCCTCCGCAACGATCTCATCTATGGTGTCACAGACATCAGGCACCACTACACCTGCTGTAGCAGACAGGGCAGAACGGCCAACAGCCCGAACCCCTTTGTATAGCTGAGAACAATAAATTTCTTTGTTGTCGATTACGCCCTGTACGGTGGTGCAGCTAGACAACGTGAAAACAGTTAAAAAGCTAATCTTTAATAAACATTTCATCCGCCATATCCTCCAGTTTTTTACGGGCTAGTTCTTTGTCTTTATTCATTTGTACTATTTTCTTGGCTTGCGTTTCTTGCTCGTCCAAAAACTCTTTTAGCCTATCCTTGTAGCCGTCCATCATGTGGTCAGCTATTCGGTCTTTCAGGTCACCCCTGTCAGCAACTCTAGTATCTTTGCTGGGGTTTATGTAGTCCGGGCCGGTATTGCTGAAGTACAACATGTCTTGGGACTTAGAGGGGCCATAACAGAACCGTGGGATTCTAGCCACCACGTCACTACCCTGCACACAGGATATCTGGGTATCGAGCTTCATTGGGCGCTTAAACCCTTTGAAAAACACGTTTGGCTTACCGAAAGTAATCAGGTTTATATTCTCGTGCTTACCGTTCAGTTTAGCCGCAGACAACTCCGCTAACGCCCCACCAAGGCTATGACCGGTTATCAGGGTGCGCTTCTTGGGGTCTAGGTGTTTCTTAACTTCTTTCCAGACTGACTTATGGGCCATAGCAAACCCACCGTGGCACAGCCTACCCGCGTATGGCACGGGTACTACAAAAGCATCTGTTAACCAATCCCTGCCCTGCTGTGTACCCCTGAAGGCAATGACATCGATGGACTTACGTTTCGCTATATATACTGTAGTAGATGTCCACTTACTTTCGATTTTAATAGCGTCTTTGTTCTTGTCATTGTAAGCCTTCATAGCCCAGCTACAGGCCATGTTGAGCAGTACGGGGTCGAGTTTCATTTGTCTGCCTTGTTGTCCAGTCGCTTGAAGATAGCCCCAAGCATTTCTTTGATCTCGCGAATGTCTTCGCGGTAATCGTCTTTAGACACATACTGCATGGGTATCTCGCGCATCTCCGCGTCTATCCGATCTAGCAAAACAAATACACGGTTTACCATCCACCCGCCAATAAACCCGACTAGCGCAATGCCTACGTTAAAAATTACTTGGTATTCCACCGCACTACCCTTCTTTGTAATATTTCAAATCTGTCTGAAGTATTAGCACTTCTTTTTGCAATTCTACAAGTTCTTCTTCGAGTTTGCGTATATCCGGGAAGACATAGTTGTTTTGGTTACCCCTAAGACTCCGCGTCTCTTGAGCGTTAACGTCTATTCTTTCACTAATACTGGCATAACCCCAAGTAGCAACCGCTACGATAGATATGATCTGCAAAAGCCAAACTATGCTTATTGTTAGCTCTGATCTATCGTTTAGTTTTGGGGTTGCCATAGTTCATATTCTAAGTCATTG